CGCATGCCTGACGGCCCCCACCTTGCCCGCCTGATCCGTTGCCAGCTCCGCAGGGCGCTGGACGAACCAGAGATTGTGCTTCAAGGCGATCTTCTTGACCGCCAGATCGTCGCTCGACACCACAACGCTGGCGCCGCCGCGCTCCGTGGCCCACTCCTCTGCCTGTAGGATGGTGTGCTCAATTAGCGGAGTACCGTGCATCAAACGGATGTTTTTATGCCGTACCCCTTTTGAACCTTTTCGAGCCAAAACTGTTATTAGGGGTTCCATTCCTGCCTTTCGTTCTTCCTTTGCCTCGGTCAATCCCTCTTTCCTTCTCCCCGTCCATCGCTCAATCATTCGTTCACGCCTGCCGTTCTGTCACTCACTCTCTCAATCGCTGAATTGTTCTCTCTGTGACTCACTCTTGCCTGCCTCTCACCCGTTCGCCCAAGTATGGCCTTGACTGCCGTGCGTCCTTTGGTTCTCTGTATCATTCCCTCAGTCTATCATCCTATCTCGCCTGCCATTCATCGAATCGTTCTTTCTCTGTAACGCTCGGTGACTCTCTCACTTGCTCCTTCGTTCGCTCTCGCCTGCCTTATTGCACCGTTGGTCTGGGGCCGTTCGGAGTTGTCCTCGGAGGGACAAGCGGAGTAATCGGCATTACCGGCTTTTTCTTTGCGTACTGCTTTCTTATGCTGGACACAGCTTCTACCAATTCCGTCAGGTCAGCATATTTCGTATCAAAAGCCTGAAGCTCCATCAATGCCTCTTTCAGCATCAACTTCAGCATCTGCTTTTGCGACAGCACCACTGGCGTATAACCGCCTCCCTTGTTTTTCCTGTCATCCTTGAAACTCCAGAATCCTCGGTACTGCTTCTCCTCTGTACCAACCAACTCAAAAACGAAAACGGCGTTGATGATATTTCTCATCTGGTGCTCACGCCATTTCTCCGCCGCACTTCCATCGTCCCAGTTCAGGCAGGAATGAAGAACAGACTTGGTGTTCTTCTTGGCGTATGCCACCCCGTCCTTCGCCCTCAGCATCCCGCCGTGCATCTGGGCAATGAGGTTTAACTCTGTCCTGATAAGATCCCTCTTCAATGTTTTTGCCATACATAATCTCCTTTCAGATTATTTAGAACCTGCCATGCTCTCGCTCTCTCCTTCATTCTTCCCGTCCTTCTCTCCTTCTGTCCATCTGTCATTCGCGCTAGCCTGCCACTCTCTTAATCCCTGGCTGACTCGATCTACCTCTCCCTCGTGCCTGCCATTCACTCAATCTCTCCTCGTTTCGGTCATTCGCTCTGTCAATCTCTCTCACCTGCCTTCCATTCCCTCTATGGTTCAATCATTCGGTCCGTCTCTCGTTGCGTCTATCGTGCCTGCCTCTCAATCGCTCAATCTCTGATTCCCTTGCTCTTTCTTTCATTGGCACGCTCTTTCTCTATCGCCTGCCGTTTCTTCTATCTGTCGCTCCGTCAATGGTTCCCTCACTTACACTCTGATTCAGTCTTTCTCGCCAAAATCTTTAAGGGGCACGACCGAAGCCATGCCCCTCATTCAGTTACGCCGCCTTCCTGCGACCCTCGACAAGATTCTCAAGGGTGAACAAGCCCCAGCCCATGCCGGTGCTCTTTGGTGACGACGGCCTGCCGTCAAGGATGCCAACCTGTTCGCCTACCCGGTGGAGCAAATTGCCGATGTCCTCGGCGGCGAACTGAGCGGTATCCCATTTGACTGTGACGTTCGCCTTCCAGCCCGGCTTCCACCATGCCCGCACCCGAATGTCCGCCCCCCCGTTCGCGTTGAACACGGGGTCTTCCCGGTACTGCGGGTCGCCGTGCAACCGAATAAGCGGGGTTCCATCCTCGTCATCGAAACCGTCTGCGGTGACGAACACGGTCAGCTTTGCCAGCGTCATCTTGAAACCGACCAACCGGCAAGCATCCACCAGAGCATTCCGCATGACGTGGCAGGGAAAACCCTTCCAGCCGTTCGACTTCCACATGCTCTCTTCATAATCACGCTGGAAATCCCTGGGTTGTTTCTGCTTGCCCTTGTTCGCCTGCGAGCCCTTCTCGTGCTTCTCTCGCATCATCTCCTTTGCCTTCTTGGTGAATCGGTTCATCACCAGCGGCACTGTGCCGATAATCGGGAAAGTCATTGTGCCCATGACGGGCGGGGTGATTTGTCCAACCTGGACCTGCACCTTGTCTTCTGCCTCTTTTGTTACTTTCTTAGCCATGTTGATCTCCTTTCGATCTTTGGCTACGGTTGAATGGGCACTATGCCCCTACCATAAACTCCTCCATCTTCCCGAACAGCCTCGCCGCCTGTTCGAGTTCATTCCTAGTCCTGGCGAACACCCCCGCCTGTTTTCTCTTTATCGCCTTCAGAAAGTGAACCCACTGGCTCAAGTACAAAAAATCGTCTACCTGAACGGGATATTCATGCCCCCCCACGTGGATGAACCGCGCCTCGTCTGGACTGGCCATGTCAAGCAGGCAAGACGATACGGTTCCTGAAGCATGCTCAGAAATAATCTCTGCCCTAAGTCCAGCGGCATCGCACTCCCCCCGGATTCGCCTGACACCTCCCAGAAGATAGACAGATAGATCGATTTCATGGCTCAACTCCAAGACAACATGGTTTAGCTTCCGCTTGCTCGGCCACTTGCTGGCGTCGCTCCGGCATTCGAAGTGCATCCCGCCGGCGGGAAGATGATCTTTCATGTATTTTACAAACGGGTGAAACCGCAGGGGGTAGGCGACATAGGCGGCTAGGTTCTTCGCCCTGGTAAGCCCGATCAGTTCAGACAGCCCTTGTGTCGTCACACTCACCGGCTTCTCGATGAAAAGGTCTAGCCCAAGCTCGGCGGCCAGGCCCGCGCTCCTGACGTGCTCCTCCGTGGGGTTGGATATGACGGCAAAGTCCCCCGGCGACGGCCACAGGTGTGAGAAAACCCACTCTTCCCCGCCCACAAGCTGCTCAGCCCTGCCCCAGGTGCGGTTCCAATGCCATATTTCCACCTCTGGAAAGTATGCCCGCAGGATCCACATGTGGCGTCTGCCGATGGATCCAAGTCCGAAAAACAGGGCTTTCATAGCGTCAGTATCCCTTCGCGCTCGTATTTCGATGCCTTTGGCTTCTGCATGAGGTCCCGGCTCTTGAGTCCAAGGGCCATGGTAAGAGCAACAACTCCATCGATACGGAACCGTGTCTTGCTTTTGTCCAGTTTCCTGTTCCCAGCAGGGTCGCTTATAGTGATCGCGTTGCTGATATTCCATGTGAGGACCGGGTTGCCGTCGTGCACCAGCTTTCGTTCCAGTATGCTCACTTCCAGGGCGTCCACTGGCTCGGCCATGTCCTTGTACCCCTGGCCCCAAGGCACAATTCGCAGTTTCCCGGCTTTCCCCTTCGGGTCGTCCTTGCCGTCCACCCACAGGTCCAGCCCCAGCCTGCCGGCTGCGCTCAGGAAGTCGTCTATCCGCCATCTGTCATACGCCATGCCCTCGATCCTATAGTCTTTCAGGATTTCCATGATCCGCCTGACTATCCAGTCGTACTGGATCGCCCGCCCAGGGGTCGTCTCGATGAACCCGTCCTGCACCCACGCCCAGTACGGCACCCTGTCCCTGCTCTCATGCTCCCGTAAAAGCTCCTGTGGCTTCCAAAACCATGCCCTGGCTGCGTCTTTTTCGCCCGCCGTGACCCCTACCATGGCCGTCAGGTCCGTCTTGGCCGACAGATCAAGCCCCAGGTAGAGCGACTGCTTAGGCTCGAACACGACTTCCCCCTGGCATCCGAGCCACTCCATGCGCGGGATAAGCGGGGATTTGGCGTCGACTCTTTGGTTTAAATATAAATTACGGAACGCCGACTCGAAGCTCGACATGCGCCTGGCCCGTTTGGCCGCCGTGCGCATCTCGGCAAGGCTCCTGAAATCCCCCAGGGCCGGGTTAGCCAGCCTCCATATCTTCTGGTCCACGAACACCGCCTCATCGTCGGCGTCATCCGGCACCGCGTACAGGTGACAGATCACCGTGGGGTCGTGCTTCGCCATGCCATCGTCGATCAGCTCGCTCAAAATGTGCTTCGGGTCGTTGCTCTGGGTGCTGATCACGATGAACAGGGGCTCAAGGCGTGCCGCCATGGAGGTGTCCAGCGCGTCGTACAGGTCCCGGCTCTTGCTCTGGGCCAGTTCGTCGTAGATCACCACGCTAGGGTTCAGCCCGAACTTTGTCCCCACTTCCGCGCTCACAGCCCGGTAAACGCTCCCGTTTTCCATGAAAATCATCGTTTTTGTGCTGTCCACAATGCGGATCAGGGCGGCGAGCTCCGGGTCGGCCCTCACTATCTGGGC